AGATGGGGCAAGCGGCCTGGCCTGTTAATCATGAACTCGTGGGGCGACTCAAATACAGTCGGCAAGCACTACCCTGAGACGATGCCAACGGTTGTTCGCAACTGTTCTTTTTGGGCCGACGCAGTGACCTGCACCAAGATGCTCTCGGGGCGCGACTCCTACGTCTACGCCGGCTACAGCGGCTTCCAGCCCACCACCATGCCCGACTGGACTGGAGACGTGCTGTGAGGTTTCTCGTCGTGTTCCTGATTGGCATGGTTGGTTGCGTTGCCACGCTGCCTGACGACCCGACCATCTCGGCCGACCTGGCCTGCGAGGTGGCCCGCGCCGTCGTGCAGCTGCGGGCGGCCCCCGACGCCACGCCAGACGACAAACCCAAGCCGGGCGACAAGTGCCCCAACTGCGACGGCCGCGGGTACGTGGGTGACGGCACGGTCAAGGTGAACTGCCAGCCGTGCGACGGCACCGGGAGGGTGAAGTGACGCCAGCCGACCTGAAGCTCTACGTGTGGCGCAAGCTCGGCCCCAGCAAGTGGCTCGTGGGCCGCTCTGAGGTCGAGCTGCTGACACAGCTGGCCATTGAGAACTGGCAGAGTGACTACTACCAGGCCGCCGACAGTGACGCCGAGCGGGCGATCGTGGCCGAGGGCACGCTGGTGGCCGTGAAGCGGATGCACCAGGCCGTGGGCGGATACGGCGAGCGTGAGTACGGCATGATCTGGACGCTGCTGCTCTCGGCCGTGGCATCGGCCGTCATCCAGGTGGTCCTCAAGTGGTGGCTCGAGCGGCGGTCCAATCGGGTGATGCTCATGATCTGGCAGCAGGAGCGGATGCGATGACCACCGAAACCAAAGACACGCTGATTGGCATCATGGAGCGATGGGGCTTCCCGACGCTCGTGGCCCTCGGGCTGGCGTTCTTCATCCGGCAGGATTTGCTGCTGCCCTTGCTCGAAGAGCACCGGCTGACGCTGAAGGAAGTGCGCGAGACGCAGCGAGAGATCGCGGACGCGATCGGCGACCAGACGCGGTTGCTCTTGTCGATACAGTCAGGGAAGCCCGTGCATGGCTTGCGGACTGTGGACGCGAGCGAGCCGGAACCCGGCACGAACTAACGACCTTACATCACCACTCTAGAGACGCGCCCGCATGTGCCCGATGAATCCGAGATTGCTTCGCCCGACGCCGACAGGCTTCAACCCGTCGAAACTTGCAGCCCTAGAGTTTTGGCTGGACGCCAGCAAGACTTCGACTGTTACGCTGAACGGCAGCACGGTTTCAGAGTGGCGAGACGTTCGCTCAAGCGTAGCCTACAAAGTTGTGCAGGAAACGGCAGGCTCTCAGCCAAACTGGATCTCATCCTCCAAGAACGGACTACCCGGCGTAAACTTTCCCGCCGGACGCACCTTGCAAATGCCCGCATCTCCTGCCTTCGTCTTTTCGCAGCCCACAACGTATTTCCTTGCTTTTCAGGCTCCGAATCCTGTTGGCTCATGGGCGCTTTTTGATGGAGTGACGACGCGGCAGCACATTTTTGGGTCGGGCGTGACTGCGTTGACGATGTTTGCTGGCTCAAGTGCGGCTGCGGCTACGATCACTAGCGCAGCGTTTTATGCTGCCATTCTGATTTACAACGGAGCCTCTTCCTCTCATCGCCTCAACACCAAAACGCCAACGACGGTCAGCGTTGGCGCTAACGCCATTAACAGGCTTGTCCTTGGTTCCTCCACAGGCACAAGAGCCGATTTGAACGAGTTCGGGATGTTTTCCCGCGCTTTGTCGGCCGCAGAGGCCGAAGCCATGCTGGACTACCTGGGCCGCAAGTGGGGCATCGCGGTCGTATGAGATACTTCCGCTCCACGCCCGCCGTGTATGCCGGCATTTGCGCCCAACTTGACGCGGCGTATGGCTACCCTAACGAGGCGACGAAGACGCTGCGGACGCTGCCCCTGGTGGCCGATTTGCCGAGCGACGGGCAAGGCCGCGTTTACCTGGCCGTGTCGGCCGACTACTGCGACTACAACCTCCCGAGCGAGCTGCTGCCGCAACTGATCGCCGCCGGGCTGGTGGAGGAGATCACGGCCGAGCAGTACGCGGCGGTGTTGCCGCCGGTCTGACTGTCCGTAGACGCACTAATCTTGCGACGGAACTATCAAGCGATCCTTGATGGTTGCCGACCAAACAGGCGTAGACTCGCTGGACGGCGGGCGTAGACTAGGCGGCGTGCTAGTGGCTGAGTGGTCTAAGGCTGAACTATCGGGTAACGCCGAGTCGTCGCTAGTCTCTGGAACCGTGCCCGCGACGGGGCTATACGGCCAGTGCCGCCCGTTCAAATCGGGTCTAGCACAATGTCTGTAGAGGCGGAAAGTAACGCCCCAACCGTACGCGGGAAGCGACGGAAAACGTGTCTTATGCGATATGATTGGGGAAGATATTCGCACCTGTTTTCCTTACACATTGGCGTAGTTCAACTGGTAGAACGACGGTCTCCAAAACCGTAGATGGGGGTTCGATTCCCTCCGCCTTTGCTCACTTTGCTCGCCGTCATACCGGCTGGACGCCATATCCAGCCAACGGGACGCTGCCCCTTTAGCCAGCGGGTGACGGCGGGCTGGGGCGAGACGTAACGCAGCCCGACAACGGCTTGGCGACGAGTGGGCCGCCCCAGTGGCACACTGGAAACCGTAACATGAGTGACATCCTTGCCGACTACCGCGAGTGGCGCGACCAGCAGGCCGCTCGCGTCAGCACCCACAGCGGCGGGTGCCACATGTGGCACAAGGACTGCATGATCCACCGGCTCGCGGCGGCGCTGGAGCGAGCGAGGCTCACCGACGCGGAGCGGGAGGCGATCTCCAGGGTGTACGATTTGCTGTGCGACCGCTCCCGCGAGCTGCAAAGCGCCACGCGGCTTGACGAGGCTCGCCCGCTGATTCAGTGGGCGAAGACACTGCAAGGTCTGTGGGAGCGGCTTTCCGGTTCGGCGGCGATTTCCGGAGCCGGAAAATCGGCCCCAGCAGCGAACACACCGCCCACGCTCACCGACGAGGAGCGGGAGGCGATTGCCTACTACGTCGGCACGGGCGGCCCCGACACGGTTGACGCCACGCTGCGGGGGCTGCTGAAGCGGCTGTCGCCCGACCGGCCAGAGGCTATCGCAGCGGGCGATACTGCCACACCACCCGAGCCTGCGATCCCGCCCGCGTGGCTGTCACGCCCGTACTGGGTCGATCCGGCAGGCGGTCACAGGTACGGGTTCCCGCGCCTCTACGATCCGGCGACGGATGGCGATATGACCGCGTGGCTGATTGCGAATGGCTACCCGGAACGGCTGGCGATGCAGGAGTTGGCGTGTACGTTCACGGCCTGCACAGAAGATGGCGGGAAGTGACAGTTTGCGTGTTGTCGCCCGCAATCCGTTTCCGCAACACATCACATCTGATATGTCTCCCGTAGCGACACTGCGATTCACGCTCCCCGACGAGCAGGGCGACTACGACGCCGCCCGGCTGGGCGGCAAGGCACTGCTCACCTTGTGGGAGATCGACCAGCGGTGCCGCAGCTTGCTCAAGCACGGCGACCCGACGCCAGAGGCGCGGAAGCTCGCGGAGGAGATACGGGGGATGATCCCAGGGGAGATGCTCGAGGTGTAACTGCAAGCCTCGCCCCTGCACTGCCTAGCCTATAGGCATTGGCCTCGTTGCAGGCTTTGACCTGTGCCACCACCTGGAGCTCGCCCATGTCCGAGATCAAGATCCGCCGCCGCGTGCGTGACGTTGCTATTACCCTGCACACGGCAACCGCGCTGGCCACCACCATCAACCTGAGCGACATGGCTGGGGCTGTGGTGTCGATTGGCACCATCAGCACCAACGCTACGACGCTGCAGATGTTTGGTGCTACCGCAGCGGACGGCCCCTTCCGTCGCCTGTACGGTTCGGACGGCTCGGCAGTGGACCTGACGCTCGCCCCCTCGAGCACGGACGGCCGAGCCTACTCGCTGCCCGATGCCGTGTTCGCGTTGCCCTGGCTTAAGATCGTCAGTGCCACGACCAACAGCACAGGCACTGCCGGCGTGGTCGTTATGAAGAGCTGATGCCCCATCGCATTCCAACCCACAGGCCGCTGCCCAAGTCCCGCCGCAAGCGAGACGAGAGCCTAAGGCCAAACGCGGCAGCCCGTGGGTATTGCGACCGGGCTCACCGCAAGTGGCGGCAGGCTGTGCTGACGCGAGATGCGTGGGCCTGTGTGGACTGTGGGCGGATCGACTCGGCCAACCACGCGGACCACATAGTGCCCATGGCACAGGGCGGCGAGCGGTACGACGTGGCTAACGGGCAGACGCTGTGCATCCGGTGCCACGGACGCAAGACGCTCGAGGAGCAGCGGCTTACCGTCCAGTCACGGAACTAATCATGTCAGACAGCTCGCCTTTGCTGATTCGAGCGGGAACATCAAGGCCAAGTCGTTCTGCATATGCCAACTGCTTTGCGGTGGGCGGATCACGACGCCAGGCATTCGGCATGCGTGGCCAAGTTGCCACCCCAGCAATCCCAAACACGGCAGCCACGCCAAGCATCATGGCTCTGTTCTCGGCCTGCGTTGCCGTGAAGATGAGCAACACCAAAGACATGGATGCGAGCATGAACGCAGCAACGCATCGCACCAACCAAATCAGCCAAGATGCCACAGCACACCGTCCTTTCCGGGTGAGGGTTAAGAAGGCTCAATGGTACGCCCCGGCGGGGCGGGCGGCCACCCAGGCGGGGGAGGGCGGGTCGGATCACGGGGGCCTGGCCGCTAATAAACCCCGGTTGCCTGCTCTGTGTATGTGTTGACAAGTAATCGTAGTGGGGTAGGTCATGGGTAAACGCGGCCCGGCTCCGGTTCCGACCAAAATCAAGATTGCCCGCGGCACCGTTAGGGCTCGCAACAAGGCTGAGCCTCAGCCGCCATCCTCCGGCGTCGCCATGCCCGGCCACCTCGGCGAAGTCGCCGCGGCCCGGTGGAACGAGCTGCTGCCGCTGCTCCAGGCGGTGCGGGTCATGACCGACGCCGACGTGGAAGCCTTGGCCCGTTACTGCGACACCTACGAGTGGTGGCTTGCCACCCGTGCGATTCTGAAGGAGCAGGGCTGTACGTACCCGATCCTGAACGACGGCGGCGAAATCAAGTACATCGCCCAGCGGCCTGAGGTGAGCATCGCGCACAAGCTCGCCCAGCAGCTGCGGCAACTGGAGCAAGACTTTGGCCTCAACCCGTCCGCCAGGTCGTCGCTCAGCGTCCAGCCGGACAAGCCGGCCACCGACGAAGACGCCGCCATCCTGTTCGGGTGAGTGCACCTGTGCCTCCTGCCGCGCGGTGAAGTTCTTCGAACGGTTCTTCACGCACGCCAAAGGCGACAAGGGCGGCCAGCCGTTTCTGCTCGAGCCGTGGCAGCGCGACTACGTGCGGGCGTTGTTCGCCGAGCGTGACGGCCGGCGGCAGATCCGTACCTCGCTCTTGGCGGTGCCTCGCAAGAACGGCAAGAGCACGCTCTGTGCTGGGCTGGCGTTGAAGCTGCTCATGGAGCCTGAGCCGGGCGGGGAAGTCTATTCCTGTGCTGCGTCGCGTGACCAAGCGAGGCTTGTGTTCGATACCGCGAGGATTGCGGTCGAGCAGTCGCCTGTCTTGTCGCAGCATCTCAAGGTGTATCGCTCGGCCATCGTCTGCGAGAAGACGCACGCCACGTACAAGGCCCTGTCTGCCGAGGCCGGGATTCAGCACGGACTTAATCCGAGTGGGGTCATTTTTGACGAGCTACACGCTCAGCCCAACCGCGAGTTGGTGGACGTGATGGCCACGAGCATGGGGGCCAGGTCGCAGCCGCTCATGGTCTACATCACGACGGCCGGTTACGACCGCAAGAGCATCTGCTGGGAAATCTGGAAGTACGCCGAGAGTGTGGCGGCCGGGGCCGTGAAAGATGAACGGTTTCTGTCGGCTATCTACGCCGCAGGGCCGAAGGCTGATTGGAAGGACGAGGCGACGTGGACCGCCGCCAATCCCAACCTGGGCGTGAGCGTGAAGCTCGACTTCCTGCGGAGCGAGTGTGCCAGGGCCGTGGAAATGCCCGCGTATGAAAACACGTTCCGCCAGCTGTACCTGAACCAGTGGACTGAGCAAGACACCCGCTGGCTACGCATGGACCACTGGGCACAGGGCAACGCTTCCTGTCCGGTGCCGCTCGAGGGCCGGGAGTGCTGGGCCGGCCTGGACTTGGCCACCACGTTTGACACCACGGCGTTGGTGCTGCTGTTCCCGCTGGACGATGGCACCTTCTGGGTCGAGCCGCACTTCTGGATTCCCGAAGAGAACGCCCACCAGCGCGAGCGGCGGGACAAGGTGCCGTATCTCACATGGCACAGGCAGGGCCATCTGCACATAACCGAGGGCAACGTCACGGACTTTGACAAAGTGCGGGCCGACATCAACGGCTTGGCGAAGAAGTACCAGATCCGGGGCGTGGGCCTGGACCCGTGGAACTCGGCGCAGCTTGGGCTGCAACTGCAAGGGGATGGCCTGCAGATGGAACAATACCGGCAAGGTTACGGCTCGCTCTCGGCCCCGTCCAAGCAGTTTGAGAACTGGGTCGTAAGCGGGAAGGTCTTGCACGGCGGCCATCCGGTGCTGGCGTGGCAGGCCGGCAACGTGGCGATTCAGACCGACAGCGCGGCAGGAAACATTAAGCCCAGCAAGGCACGCAGCACGGAGCGCATCGACGGCATCGTTTCGCTCGTCATGGCAATCGGCTTGTGGCAGAAAGCAACCGCGCCGGCACCGGAACCTGACTGGAACATCACGATCATATGAGCAACCTCACCGACTACCGGATGCACGAGCTGCGGCACTGGGACTACGACGGCCACACGAGCAACCGGACGCCGTCTGGCATCCGGGTCAACGCCGACAACAGCATGGCGTGCTCGGCCTACACGGCCTGCATCCGGGTCATCAGTGACGCCGTAAGCTCGCTGCCGCTGCACCTGTACGAAAAGCTCGCCAACGGCGGCAAGCGGAAGGTGACAGAGAACCCGCTGTACCGTCTGCTGCACACACAGCCCAACCCGTGGCAGACGGCCCAAGAGTTTCGCGATTGGATGACGGGCCTCTACCTGCACTACGGGGCCAGCTACGCCGAGATCCGTGGCGGCGACCGTGGCCCGGTGTCAGAGCTGTGGCCGCTGCACTCCAGCCGGATGGAAGTTGAGCGGCTCGAGGACGGGACGCTCCGCTACAAGTACCGGGAGCCCGACAGCAACCGGCAGACCATCTACCGCCAGGACCAAATCTTCGCGCTGCGGTTCACGACCGAAGACGGGTTCACGCCCGTGCCGACGTACAAGACGTTCGCCAATGCCATCGGCCTGGCCCAGGCGTTGGAGACGCACGGCAGCACGTACTTCGGCAACGGAGCCCGGCCGGGCATCGTGCTGGAGTCGGATAACCCGATCCCCATTGAGGCGGCCGAGCGGCTGCGTGAGCAGTGGGAGCGGATGCACCGTGGCGCTGACCGGGCCTTTCGTACGGCCATCCTGCCCAACGGCGTAAAGGCCCACGAGCTTACGGGCAGCAATGAGGCGGCCCAGTACCTCGAGACGCGGCAATACCAGGTCATTGAGATTTGCCGGGCCTTCCGTGTGCCGCCGCACATGATCCAAGACTTAAGCCGCTCGACCTACAGCAATATCGAAGTACAGGGCACGGAATTTGTCCAGCACTGCCTGCTGCCGCATCTCAAACGGTGGGAAGCCGCTATCAGCCGCGACCTGATTGAGGATGACGAGCGGTACTTCGCGGAGCACAGCGTGTCGGGCCTGCTGCGTGGCGACCACGCCAGCCGGTCGGCCTACTACGTCTCGGCGCTGACCAACGGGTGGATGACCGTGAACGAGGTGCGAGAGCTGGAGAACCTCAACCCGATTGGGCCTGCGGGCGACCAGCACTTCGTGCCGCTGAACATGACCACGCTCGAGCAGGCTGCGGCCGAGCCTGAGCCAGCACCGGCCCAAGAGCCACCCATGCCCGAGGAGCCGGTTGTGCCGCCGCCGGCCGACGAGCCAGAAGACACGCCAGACGAGGAGACCGCCGATGGAACTTGAGCGCCGCTGCCTGGACTTTGACGAGCTGCCCGAGGCCGAGCTGACCATTGAAAAGCGGTCCGATGGCCAGGAAGTGATTACCGGCTACGCCGCCGTCTACAACCGATTCAGCCTGCCGTTGCGGGAAGGTGGCTCGGCGTTTCGTGAAATCATCCGGCCTGGTGCCTTCGACCAGATCCTCAGCCGCCAGCGTGGCAAGCAGGACGTGGTGGCGCTGCTGAACCACGACAGCAACCTGATTCTTGGCCGTACGTCCTCTGGCACGCTCGAGCTGTCGAGCGATGAGAAGGGCCTGCGCTACACCGTGACGCCGCCCGATACTCAGGTGGGCCGGGACACGCTTTCCCTTATCCGTCGTCGTGATTTGCGTGGCAGCTCGTTCGCGTTCGCCGTGGACGAGAGCAAGGGGGCCAGCTGGTCCCGAGACGAGCAGGGCACCATTCGTGAAATCCGTGAGGTGAGCCTGTTGGCCGACGTGTCGGTCGTGCTGACCCCGGCCTATCCGGCCAGCAGCGTGGCCGTGGCCCAACGCAGCTACGAGGCGTGGCTTGCCAGCCAGGAGACAACGAAGGAGCCGGCGGCCCCGCTTGCCGAGCGTTCGGCCCTGCGGGGCGTCGCCCAGGCGTGGGCCGCTCTTCTGCGACTCAAGAACGTATGAGCGAACAACCACGCTGCACGTGCGGTGAACGGCTCCGCACCCGGTCTAGCCGTCCCGTTGGGGACGAGCGGCAGCGGTACATGCGATGCCCGCGGTGCGGGGCGCGTGCGGTGGCGTTTGTGAAAACAACACATTCCGAAGTGCGTTACTGCAAGGCACCCCAGGTGCGTTCCTAGGCTGCACCCAGACGGCAATAACGCCGCTGGAGAAAACGCACATGGAACGGCTGCAAGAACTTCTGGCTGAGGCT